AAAGGAAATAAAAATGCTATCATTTATTACATTTAATGTAATGGTTGCTTTTGCTGCTGGTCTTGTTGTCGGATGGAATGTTCTACCACAGCCACAGTTTGTCAAGACTCTTTGGAATAAGGTTACAGGCAAGTAATATTGGTGGTTGATCTGGATACCCAAAAGAGGGTCGTGATGCCAGACAACATTTGGACCAACCCGTGCGGTCCATCTTTATTATGGAAATAATATGTCAACAAAAGATGAAATCAATAAGTTCTCAATAGAAATAGAAACTCTGGCTAAAACAAAAGAAATATCATATATGGAGGCTATAGTTCTGTATTGTGAAAGCACAGGATTTGAAGTAGAACAGGCCGCCAAGTTGATATCTAATGCCCTCAAATCAAAGATCAAGATTGAAGCAGAAAATCTAAACTTCTTACCAAAGCCCAAGACAAATAAACTTCCTATATGAGACTATCTGCTTACGACACATATGTTCTTTTTCTTTCCTTGAAAAATCATTTCACGCAGGAAAAATATGATTATTTCAAGTATAAAGGTAAGATCAAGAATATATCCAAAAATTCTTTTAGTATGAGTAAGGATAGATTCCTCTATCAAAGAATATGCCGTGAATATGATGAAAGCGTCATACTTGATTTTTTTGTGGCTAACTTTATAAAAGGCAAGGTTTGGATTCGTGACTTTCTTGAAGAAGAAGCGAAAGATGATTATATGTCTTATATGAAACGCAAGCAGGCCATAACATATAATTTTGATAATGAGTTGAGCAAAGCCTTGTCCAAGGTTGAAAATGTACAATCACTATTTCGGAATAATGGTGGGCAATATCCTGAGATAATCAATCTATATCTCAATAATGAAATCTCTATTGAGACTATGGCCATACTCAACTCATTTATAGGATTTTCTGATAAGTTCGATCAGAAACTAGGCAAGGATGATATACTCTGGTCCAAGATCAGATTGCTTTGCCTTAAAGTACAGAACTTTTTAGAATATGATAGGAGTAAGATAAAAAATATTCTAAAAGATAAAATAAATGCCACTAAATAAACTTGACAGAAGGAGAATCTTCTGTTATTATACTCAAACATACGCTGATATACAAAACATACGGAGAACATACAATGTCAAACTTTGCTACACTCAAGAAGTCCTCAAGTGCCCTTGATCGTCTGACCAAGGAAATCGAGAAGATCAACGCCCCCGCAACCGAGAATAACAAGGAAGATACCCGCTTCTGGAAGCTGGAGCGCGATAAGGCCGGTAACGGTTCAGCCGTTATTCGTTTCCTTCCTGCGGCTGCTGTTGATGGTGATGATGCGCTTCCTTGGGTTCGTTACTTTGATCATGGTTTCAAGGGCCCATCTGGCAAGTGGTATATCGAGAAGTCGCTGACCACTTTCCCCAAGATGAAGGACCCTGTTTCTGACTACAATAGCCAACTCTGGAACTCTTCTGCTGATGATAACTCGCCAGCCCGTAAGCAGGCCCGTAATCAGAAGCGGAGACTCCACTATATCTCCAACATCTATGTCGTCTCGGATTCCAAGCATCCTGAGAACGAGGGCAAGGTGTTTCTCTTCAAGTATGGCAAGAAGATTTTTGACAAGATCACTCTGGCCATGAATCCTGAGTTTGATGGTGATAAGCCACTCAATCCATTTGATCTGTGGAAGGGTGCAAGCCTCAAGCTTCGTATTCGCACAGTTGATGGTTATCCAAACTATGACCAGTCGATGTTTGATAATCCAGGCCCACTGTCTGATGATGATAGTGAACTTGAGGCTATCTGGAAGAGAGAGTATTCACTCAAGGAGTTCGTCGATCCTTCATCCTTCAAGTCATATGATGAACTGAAGCGGAGGCTTGATGAGGTTCTGGGTGAACCAGTTTCTGTGGAAAGCTCCAAGCCACAGAAGGTAGAGCGTGAGGATGTCTTCAAGGCGGCTAGTAAGCAGCCGTCCGTGAATGATGCTGACTTCTCGGTTGATGATGATGAAGACCTGAAGGCATTCAAGGCTCTTGCTGACGACTAAGTTTTGGTTTCGTTTCCTTAGTCGCGCAGAGAGGGAGGGGTCTAACGCGGACTCCTCCCTCTTTTTTATCCATTAGAATGGAAGTTGGCTGATTTTCCGCTAAAATGACGGCCCTGTTCTGCAAAATATATTCTTTCTGTATATCTACCCAGAGATGAATTGAGAACGGCATCTGTAGGAACCATTTGTTCAATCTGAGATATTGTTGGTTCGGCCGAATAGGCCTGTTGTGTCAGGTTATCTTGTGTTTGTCTCATTTCTTTCAGAGCATTTAGTTCTTCTCTGATTTGATCTATATCTGCATTTCTTTCCTGTTTGAGGTTCTCTGATGATCCACGGAGTCTTTCGGGTTCCACCCTCGTTTCAACAGGACCAGGTATTAATCTTTCTGAACTGCTAACTGTATCTGTAACCTGACCTTCTTTATTGACCAATGCAGTATCTTCTTGCCCTGATTGGGTATTTGGAACAGCCAGAGAATCGGTGGGAACGGTGCCACCATCTTCATGCTCTTGTGCAGCCGAAATGACTCCTGGATTTTCTTTATCGAATTTTTCAGCAAACTTTGAGTCTTCGACTGTTATCTTTGTTACATTTCCGGCCTCATCATAAGAGGCCTTGACTCCAGGTATACGCTTCTCAAGATTTTCCATTATTGTTTTATCAGAGATTATGCCACTATCGATTGCACCTGAGGCAACGAGACCAAAATTACTTTCAGCAGCATAGCGCGATGCAACTTTTCTCATCTCAGTACGATTTACATTATAGGTTACCGGTTTTGGAGATTCTTGTTTTTTAACTTGTAATCCCTGTTCAAGTGGTGCTTGTATATCTGATTTAGGTGTAGCAGACGCTGGTGTGGCCGTTTGTGCCTGCTGTGAAGGATTAGAAAGTTCAGCCGCATTTGTGGCTGAACTGACTTCTGTTGGCTGTATTCTTGATCTGGCTTCTTCTACCACTCTTTGAGCATCTGGACCCATTCTTTCTGCTAATTTTGGATTTATTCTACTTAAAGCAAAGTCGTTGGCTCGATATAATGTAGAATTATCATATCCTTTAGCTAGATGGCTGGCCCAATTTTTTCCTTGCTTAAAATCACTTACCCATTGTTCTCCATTCCAAATTTGAATATGACCTAATCCTTTATTACCACCACTAGATGCAATAACATCTCCTATTTGTGGCACATAATTTTCAGGCAAACTTTGACCCGGTTTATAAAATTTTGGAAGAAATCGCTGTGCATTAGGTCCAGCAAAATCTTTTGCATTTCCACCTATTCCAGTTCCATAACCAGGATCGCCTTTTTTTCCTCCAAACATAGAATTGGCGATTGCACCTGTTCCTCTTCCGCAATTACTACTACCAGATCGTTCGAAATTTTGGAAATTAACATCTGGCCTGGCCTCTTGGGCTCTTTTATATAGGTCTTCGTAAGACGCACCGCTTTCACCTGAAACTCCTGCTGTAGGTGCCGATAACACTTTCATCTTTTCAGAAAATTCTTTAGGATTTTTATTATATTGCTCGATTAAAAATTGTCTATCTCCTGGGCTTATTTTTTTCCAGTTGTCTACAATTTGTGGAGGCATCCCCTCAGGAGGTTTATTATATAATCCTGATGCTAATGTATTTTCTCTATTTTTTTGCTCGATAGCAATTAATTTTTGTCTAGCTTGCTCTATTTGCTCGGGCGTAGCATTAGGCGGAAGTAAATCTGGAAATTTTTGATTAATTTGGTCTATAAGTAAACGGCCTTGTCTTAATCTTTCATAAGATGCTGCGGCGCCATGGTGACGACCGGCCATATCCCATCCAATATGTTTACCTAATTCGTTTACTCCATCTTCATAAGATATATCTCTATTTTCTAAAAATCTCTGGCCTGATTTGGTTTGACGCATTTCTGCTACGGCAAATTTTGCCTGTTGCCTAAGATAGGTCGAATTGTCAACAATCACTCTACCTGAAGCATCCATGACTCCATTTTCTTTCATATAATTGACGAAAGCTTTCGCACGAGAAGGATCGCCCCAACTAAAAATACCATAGTTTGTTCTGCCGTGTGCCGCATTTGTGGCCGGTTCGGCATGAGTTCCAAACATCAATTTTGGATTTAAACTATTTTCTCTATTAACTTCTGATACAACGGCTCTGGCTTGTTTATCGGATAGTCCGGCTTCTCTAAAAGCATCATATGTTTGTTTTGCTAAATTTTCACGACCTGTTAATCCTTCTGTGCCGGCAGCGACACCTCCTCCACCTTTTGCTGCTATCTGTTCTCTTGTTAATCCTGCTGCTTCGGGTGCAATATATTTAAATTCTTTTTTACCACCGGCAGCATCAACAATATCAATACCTGAATTTTTTAATATAGAGCTATCAATTTGTTTTAAAAACGAAACTCTAGGATCATTTGTATCAATATTACCAGTTTTTAATTGTTCTATAATTTCTTTTTGTTCATTTGTCAATCTTGCTTTAGCGGCTGGATTTGCTTTTATTCCGGCTCTTGATAGTAAGGAAGCCACTTCTGGATCGGTTTCGTTTTCTGTTGATGTTCGACCAGCAACTCTTCTACGACCAAGTTCAGTTTCTCCGGTTTTCTTACCTGGTTTAGCTCCTTCAACATATTCTGCACCAGGTGTCTGAGGTTTACCTCGACCATATCTTCTGGCCGTAGCTTCTATAAAGCCCGATACATCAGGATTAGACCTCTTATAATAGTCTGGAAATATATTGGCCAGTTCTGTAGGAGTTAAAGCAGATAATAGTTGCTGGCCAGCAGAGGTTTGTGTTAGAGAAACCCTATCTGAAATTGATGTATTTTTAAGCAATGCCTTATAATCTACGCTTAAATTTTTAAAATCCGTTGCCATTTATGTTCTTCTTACCCTTTGAAGGTTTCTTTGTTCTTTCATACGATCTTCTTCTTCTTTTATTAACTGTTTAAGAAGATCAGTATAAACCACTCTTTCCCATGGCAACATATTTTCCAAATCACTCAAATTATATTTATGGTGTTGCATCATCGCAAAATTAGTCTTAAAGTAATTCTCTAACGAATCATGCCCCACCATTAGAAAAAAAAACTGGAAAAATTATCATACCTTATGTTATGTTCATATTCACACTTAGAGCATTTAGCCTTTGATGTGACCACAAACGATGGAAAATTATCAATATATTCTTCTAGTTTCTTAAATTGCTCTTGTGTCAAATCGCCTATAAAAGCCTGCATTTCTGCTGGTGTAAAATCTTTACTGGTAAATACTTGGTCTTTTTGTATAACCTGTTCAACTGAGGCCGCTATAATTTTGATTTTCTTTTCAATTGTTAATTCATCATCATTAAGCATCTTCATAATAGAATATGAAGGATATTTCATCTTCAGTCTCAGACTGCCTGATAATGTTATTTCCTGTTTTATATTTTCATTTTTAACTATTTCACAGTTTGTTATATCAATTTTGGCTGTAAATCTGCTGCCACAAGCCTCACCATCTTCTATTACATTATTACAGGTAAAATTAATATCAATCGATTCACCAACAGACTTGGCTCTTAGGGCGATGAAAATATAATCTATGTCAAAAAACGGTAAAGTTTCTACATTTACATCACCATCAACAATACAGTTGTTTATGATCTGTTTTGTCGTGTTGATTATTTCAGCCTGGTCTTTTGACTGCGCGGCTATCAATAAAAGTTTTTCTTCCTTGACTAGAAAAGGTCTAATGGTTATTTCTTTTCCAGTAGAAGGAATCTTAATCTGATATAAAGGCACATCAAGTTTTGGTAATGGCATATTTTAATCACCTTTCATTATTACGGAGGAGTGACTGATTTTCCTTCAACTAATTGATACTGGGTGTCATCTAAATCGTCTTTGTTTCTTCTGCGCCATTTGCTATATGTAAATGTAACAGTCAATCTTTGGAAGTTATCATCTGCCCAAGTTACTGGCTGAGGATTTATGAGTACGGGATATGCATCATATAATGTAAATGCATATGTGGCCAGAGGTGTTTCACTACCATATTCGTCTTCGAAATCTGACATTTGAAACAGTGTGATTTCAGAACTATAATTGTCCCTATATTGAAAATCAAAGGTGTTTGTTGGATTGATATATTCCATCCAGTTATCAAAGAACTCTCTTTCAAACGAAGCATTTCTACAAAGAAATGTCATATTAATATCTTGATACTCAGTCTGAAATGGTAATTTAAAGTTAGGTCCATAATAATGGAGATCAATTGATTGTAGGCCGCGACCAGGAAATTCTGTGGCCTCACATAGATAAGTGAGATCACCCATGACTTCACCCTCATCAATTTCATTAAATGCTCGTGGTATTATTCTGACAGCGAACCGGCAAGATTTGGCCAAATGACCAAAACTATCAGATACTTTCCAAAATGAATCCATATCAAGTGCTTCTGGAGCATTATCTATTGGAAATGAAGGCATTTATTATCCTTTTCTTATAAACAATTCTAGTGGTAGTTCTGCGACTTTATCCCATTCATCAGCAGTTATTTCTATGAACCTGCTGCGGACATGTGGAAACAAATATCTCTTAATACAGGGCCTCATTTCATTTGCCATTCTCTTGGTCGAGGCCAGAAGATCATAAGTCAATCTTAACTTGGTCGTCTTGTCAAACTTGTTATTGCTGGCATGTTCTTTGAGCGCACCCAGCAAAGAGGCTCTTTCACCGCCTGACAGATAATGTAGGTTTAGACCTAAAAATCCATCAGAATATGGTTCAATAGGAAAAACAAGTGGGTATATGTCATATATTGGCAGCGTCTTCTTCATCTTTGGATCATACTTGAAGAAATACATCTTACCAATAATAGTGCTATCAGCGGCTCTCTGGTCATTACCGAGTATGTTTTTGCGATAGCCAGCAGCCGTCCTTGCTTTTCCTATAAACCAGTCTTGTAATTCGCCTGCGCTATATTTTGCCATACTATATTTATTTGATTCCTAATTCTTTTTCAGTTATTAGTCTAAATTCCCAGCCCCGGTCAGCACAATATTCTCTGGCTGCTTTCCATTTGGCCTGATTGACACCATAGGTGACAACCTCTGTTATGAACTTTTTGGTCTGTCTGGATGGTATCTCAGGCTCTCTGGTCTGTGCTGCCGGTTTGACCTCCAATAGCATGGTCTTGGTGGTGTTGTCGCGCAGGCGCATTTTAACGAGGAAATCAGGGAAGTATCGATGCATCCTGTTATCTACTGGCGAAACATAGGGTATAACCAGTTCTTCGCTGCGCCATTCTATGACATTGGTATTCTCATCGAGGTATTTCATAAGGCGGAGTTCCCACAAACTACGATAAATGATGTTTGTGGGGTCACCGCCATACTTTTTAGGGTTCTTTGGTCTGAATTTGCCTTTATAACTTTTCATATAAATATATAGAACATCCTTATATAAGGTCAAAAAATGATAGAAAGCCTTACTTCAGTTTATAATTCAACCGTAGGAGTTGCTCAGCAAATTGGGCAAGGAATAGCCGCAGTAACAACACCAATCGGAGAAGGATTAAAGAGAGTTACCAATTCTCCTGTCATAACAGATGATACATTAAGTCAGTCTCGATATGATTTTACTACGAGAGCATTTCCTAATGATTTAGGCTCCGATTATAACGGCCATTATATGATCATCAACATAAACGTGCCTGTAGATTCATCAGGTAAACTGCGCGGTGCTTTTACTAATAGATTTACACCCCTACAAAACGAATATTCAAAGGTTGATGTACTCAGATTTGGAAGCGGACCTGGCGCAACCGGTCTTGGTGGGCAGCAAAGAGAGGCTTTTGCTCTGGCCAGAAATACAAGACGAATTGCCGAATCTATTGCCCTTTTTATGCCCAGCCCACTGGTTTATACGAGCGAAAACAAGTATGAAGATATAAGTTTGACCGCTTTGGCCGGTTCAATCGGAGTTGGTGTTTTAAAGGGTGCGGCATCTGCAATTCCTTTTGTCGGCTCAGGTGCCGCCAAAGTAATTGGTGCGGCAGGCCAAGTTATTGGCACTGTGGCCACTCTAGCTGGTTATCCAATTAATCCAAGAGTAGAAATACTTTTCTCCACTACACCACAAAGACAATTTGCTTTTGAAGTTCTTATGGCTCCTAGAAATGAAAAAGAGTCACAGACAATCAGAGACATTATACAAACATTAAGATTTCATGCTGCACCAGAATTAGATACATTATTACACGGTCTTACATTCATACCACCAGCAGAATTTGATATTACTTTTTATAATAAAGGCATAGAAAATACCAACATACCTCGAATCAACACCTGCGTTCTAGGTGGCATAGACGTTGATGTGGCGCCTCAGGGTAAATATTCTACGTTTAGTAACGGCCATCCTGTGGCTGTTAGAATGGTATTAAGATTTATAGAAATTGAAATTCTACACAAACTTCGTGTATTGCAAGGATTCTAAGACATGTCCACTTTTTTGGATGCTTTTCCAAAAGTACAGTACGATATTGAAAGAAGACTGTATTCAAATTTTGATACCGTTACCAACATAACATTCCGTTTTGGTATAATCAAAAACATATTAAATAACATTTCAACATATTATGAATACACAATAAAAGAATCGGATACACCTGAAATATTGGCGGAGAAGGCATATAATAATCCAGAAGCATATTGGATTATTCTTTATGCAAACGACATATATGATCCTCAATATGACTGGCCACTAAACAGCACAAATTTTGGTAAATATATTATAAACAAGTATGGTAGCCTTGCATGGGCCAAAACAAATTATCATCATTATGAAAAGGTAATTCGTCGTGAAGAGTCTTTAAGTGGAATTGTTACAGAACAGAGGCTAGTTGTTAATTATGATAAACTAACCACAAACACACCGAATGTTCCTTATGATTATTATTTAAACTTACCTGCAACACAGTCCGTTGAAACTATTAATATGAATGGGCAGACGGTGACAGAAATCATAAGCAGAGATGCCATTTCATATTATGATTATGAAGAGCAGTTAAATGAAAAGAAAAGGCAGATTAAAATAATCAAGCGAGAATATTATACACAGATAATCAATGAATATAATAACATGATGGGTGATAAAGTAGCACCTTATATAAGAACATTGGTTTAACATGACTGGTATTGAACAAAATGTCAGCCACAGATAGCACAGCAGATCAAGATATTTTAACCTCGCTCGTTGTCAATATTGAAGGAGCGGGTGAAGATTTGCTTAAAGATTTTACGGTTAGAGAAGTTATGCTGGCCGAAAGTCTTTTAACACCAGGCCTGCAAACATCGGTAAAAATACAAAGTTATATACATAGCACACCCATAAAAAATTATGATGTATTAAAAGGTAGAAATATAGCAATAAACATAAGCCGGCCCATTTTAGGAAAATATAAATTTAAAACTGACTTAGATGTATCACAAACAATATATCGCCTGGGTGGTAGATCATCAACAAATCCTAATGCCACAGATAATAGAAAAATGGTGAATAGGTCTGTTGAAGAATTAACTTTACATGCCTGTGATGATACACTATTAAATGATGCGGCCAATCTCGTTAGCAAATCTTGGAAATGCACCACACCCAGTGCTATTACAGCCGAGGTATTAGCCTCATGTGCAGGGGCTAAAAGATTAAAAATAGAACCATCAGATCCGGCTAGAGATTATGTCGCAGAAAATAAACATCCGTTTCAGGTTGTAGCACAACAGGCCAATGCCGCCCTTGCGGCTGGAAATGACCCATCTTTCGTTCATTTCATGACATATGAGGACTTGGGCACACATCATTTTCGTTCACTAAAATCTATGTCTGAACAAGATCCTATAGTTGAATTAGAATATAACATGGTCGGGTCTTCATACTCGATTCCATATTCAATAATGAACTATACTTTTCCTTGCGATTTTGACTTATTGTCGGATATATTGAATGGTGTGGGCGCTTCAGGGGCAGATATTAGTTCTCTGGCCATCTTTAATCCTCTGACTGGTCTATTCAGTATGCTAGGCAATCAAGCAGTTGGTTGTGGTATGGGTGGTGGTGTTTATAAGATTGCCATGTCTAACCAAGGATCCGCACAAGACCAATTCATGTGCCCAGACTTTGTGTCAACCTATTTGCAAAAACGTCAGGCCAGAATGGCTCTTCTTGAAAAAGATAAGATTGCTCTAAGATTAACTGTGCCATGGAATACAATATATAATGTTGGTAAAGTCATAAGAATCAAGTTATATAATGCAGAAGTGGGAACCAAAGGATTTAATTATGGTTCAGGAGATTATCTCATAACATCACTAATACATAACATTAAGAGTGGTGGTTATTCTACAATAACAATGGACTGTGTATCAAAGACGGTAGGCCAAGGAGAAGTTTAAATCATGGGATTACCAACAGATTTCATAAATGGCGGAAATTTACCATTTATTTGTGTAGGTCGGGGTGGAAAAACAGACCAGTTCCCTGATAAAACCTTATCTGGTCGTACACAAAATAAATCTCCTCTATTGCATGGCGAACGAGTTCCTCTCGATCATGTGCCGCTAACTGGTGGTTCTCAGCCTCCAACTGGAGGAAGCCAATGTACTTTTGCCGGTGTACCTGATTATGGCACATTTACTTACTTTGAACACGACACAGGAACTTTGAACGGCAAAAGTGCAGGCATACCCTATGGTGCTGTAAATAATGCTGATAGCGGAACTCCTGGTAACTTTGGTTTGCTCCAACAATTCTTGGGGTTTTTCTCAAAACAAGACGGCAGAAACCGTCCACCAAATTATAAAGAGACACAAAGGGATGGTGCCACAGTAAGGCCACCTGACGAAAAAGGTCCTTGGAATTATAATCTAACACAAGGCATTCCAACCCATGCGGCCATGTCAACAGTTTCTGGTATTCGCATACCTAAAATTGGCAATGTGCCCACAGCAATACAGGCTTTTTCTAGTATTATGACAGGCGGTATGCTAGGCAATTTACCTGGTGCTATGATGACTATAGGTCAAATCATATCAAGTATAATGAACAATAGCCAGAAACGGGCTCAAGTGACACAGAATATGTCACCACAAATGGTCAATGCTATGACCAGTATAGCAGCACTATCACAGACAGGTAATGCGATAGATAGCGGTGGTTACACCACAGGTATTAGAGTTAACCCAGATGTATTCTCAAATAATGCGGTTGAGATGTTAAGTCAATGTGATAGTGTGGCTGATGTTTTGGCCTGCACAGAAGAGTTATCATCAAATACAGCATATCATGGTATGGATGCATATGCCAATACAAAATATGAAACGGTGACACCATTTGGCAATACAGCAATAACAGTAACACCATCTGGTCAAGTTGTAAATTCTACATCTAATCAAACACAACAGGCTATACAGGCTTTTACATCACTTATGTCATCCGCATCATCTTTTCAGTCGATGCTCACAGGCCGCAATCTATTTGGCGAATCTTCAGGCACTATGTTTAATATGTTGAATAGACTGCCGCCCGGTGCCATGGCCGCCGCACAGGCTATGTTAAATAAAACAAATCCTGGTGAAGGTGTTAATAAAACTGTAAGAGAACGCACAGCAAAAGGCGGCAATCCTTTACAACCAGGAAGTACATATCAAGAAGCCGGTTCTGGCGGCGGAACATTTGCATAAGGAAATATATCATGGCTAATGAACCGACTACAAATAATCCAGCGAAGACAACACCATCACAGTGGGAAGGACCCAAAGATGCTCGTGAGATGCAAGGCGCCGGTGATTATCCAAACTACTGGACTCACCGAACTCGTTCTGGGCATGTATTTACATTAGATGATTCTAAAGGTGCTGAACATTTAACCTTACAGCATCGTGGCGGTTCTATGATACAGTTTATGCCTGATGGTGCAGTACAGTTTGTTTCCCATAATGGTCAATATACTTTCGTTTTTGGTGAAAATCGTGTTAAAATTACAGGCGCCTATGATGTTACAGTAGAGGGTGGCGGAAGCCTTAAAGTCGATGGCGATTATAATGTCACAGTTAAAGGTAAAACAAACTTCTCTGTTGGTGATGACTTCAATCTAACAGCCAGAAATTTCAACCAGGTGATTAGAGGTAATATTGATATTGTGGCTAAAAACAGAACAGAAAAAGTGGAAGGCAATATAGACCAGCAGGCCACTGGAGGAGCCCAAAAAATAACAGCACAATACGGAATGACAGTCAAATCATTGGGTGATACTTTGGCCTTGGGTGCCAAAAAACAAGTTGG